TGGTGGTAATTCTATTTTAGGAGCAGGTGGAAATGGTGATGCACAGACTAATAGTCCAGCAGCAGGCGGTGCTGGCGGAAATTATGGAGGAGGTGGGGGTGGCTCATCTGCTGGTAGTGGTGCTAGCGGTGCACCTGGCATTGTAATTTTTGAATGGTAATAGGATAAATAAAAATGACAACTCAAAACTATTTAATGATTGAAGCAAATGTTGTTACTAATGTTTGTGTATGGGATGGTGATACAAGCACTTGGACACCCCCAGCAGATGTAACAATGCTAGTACAAGCTACAACCCCAGCTATGGTTTGGGAGTTAAATGCTGATAAAACTGCTTATGTATTGGCTGAGCAACTCGGTGCTGGTTCAATTGGCTTTACTTGGAATGGTACAGTTTTAACTACTAATGAACCACAACCAACTATTCCTGTTCAGCCTAAAACAACTGGAACAATATCAGCATGATTGTTGTAAATCCTAAACACTCTTTTACCTACGATGGTGCACAACTTAATGTGTACCATGCCGATAAAGGACAGGGTTTACCTAGTCATAGTCATACTTTTTCTCATGCAACTATGTGTAATAGCGGTTCTTGTTTAGTAAGTCTTGAAGGTCGTAGCTACACAATCAACAAAAATAGCCAACCTTTAAATCTTCCTGCTGGCGAATGGCATGAAATTGAAGCATTAGAAGATGGCACAGTATTTGTAAATGTATTTGCTGAAGGAAAATATTAAATGTCAGACCTGCTTGAAAACAGGGTAGTACGTCTTGAAGTCCGAACAGACAATCACGAAGAAGATATTAAAGAGCTTCGTGAAAGTACTTTGGACTTAACAAGTACTATGCACTCTATAGAAAAAAACTTATCGCAGATTAAGTACCTAGCTATTGGTGCTCTGGCTGTTGTTCTTGCACAAACTGTAGGCTTAGATAAAGCCCTTAAAGTTATTTTTGGAACCTAATTATGTCTAGTACTTGCTATGTATATGAACACATTCGTAGCGATACGAATAAAGTGTTTTACGTAGGCAAGGGAAAAGATAAACGTGCTTATAGTAAACACCATCGTAATCAATATTGGAATAATATTGTTAATAAAGCTGGTGGATTTATAGTCTCTTTTATTGCTACAGATTTAGACGAAGAACTTGCATTATTGCTTGAAATTGAACGCATAGATCAATTAAAACATCTTGGCTATACTTTGTGTAATATTACTAAAGGTGGCGAAGGCACTTCAGGTTACAAACATACTGAAGAATCTTTAAAAAAGATTAGTAAAGCAAGTAAGGCTTTTATGACTGGCAAGAAAATGTCTAAAGAGTCTATTGAAAAAATAGCTCTTACTAAAACAGGTACAACGTTATCTGAAGAAACTAAACAAAAAATTAAAGTATCTTTACTTGGTAATAAAAGAGCAGTAGGGAATACAAATAGATTAGGTAAAAAACATTCTGATGAAACTAAACGTAAAATATCCGAAACTAAACGGAATAAAGGATTAAAATGAGTTCTGTTTTTACTGTGACGAGAGACCAAATTATTCAGCTTGCTCTACGCAAACTAGGCGTACTTGAGCTTGGTGATACTCCTGATGCAGCTACTACTGCTAATGCTTCTTTAGCTTTAAATCTTTTAGTTAAGCAAATGGCTACTAAGGGTTTAAAGATATGGAAAGTTAATGAATTATATATTCCTATTGTTAACGGTCAAACAGTATATTCTATTGGGCCTGCTTCATTAAATCCTTCTACAGATTTAGACACTGCAAAGCCTTTAAAGGTTATTCAAGCATGGTTACGTCAATACAACGTTAACCCTCCTATTGATACCCCTATGCAGTTACTAAGCAAACAAGAGTATGACACACTTGGTTCTAAGTTCTCTACAGGCGTTGCTAACTCTGTGTATTGCAACGTGCGTCAGAACTGGAGTGACTTGTATGTCTATTTAACTCCTGACCAAAATGCTGCTTCACAATACAATCTTTACTTTGTATGTCAACAGCCTATGGACGATGTTAATACAGGTAGTCAAGTTCCTGACTTTCCTTCTGAGTGGATGAATACTTTAGTATGGAACTTAGCAGACCAATTAGCTATTGAGTACAGCGTACCTGCTAACCATCGTGCAGAGATTGCAGCACGTGCTAAGATGTATCAAGATGATCTTAATGATTGGGACGTTGAAGCTACTTCTACATTCTTTCAAGCTGACCTTCGTATGGCTAACGTAACTTTTGGAAAACCTAACTAATGCCTATTGTTAGAATACCTCTGTCTCAACCAATCGAAACAAGAAATGGCTATTTAAACACAGACTCTAAATGTGTTAATGGTTATTTTGAGATGACTAACGGCAAGCGTGAGTTTGTCAAGCGTCCTGGTACATCTACTTTTGTTACTACTCCTGCAATGCCTGTAGGACAAGGACAAGGATTGACCTTATTTAAAGGTAATCTATATGCAGTAGTTAATAATGTTATTTATAAAATTAATCCTAATACAGGTGCTACAACAACTGTAGGGACAATGACAGGTCTTGTTAATGGTGGCTATGCTACTTGTTACTTTGAGCAAACTCTTAATAATACTTATTTATTTGTACACAACCAAGTAAATGGCTATACCATCAACGGTAGCACAGGTGCTTTTAAACAAGTTACTAATGATTCTATTGCTGGCGTTACTATCCTTACTGGTGGTTCAGGTTATTCTAGCGATGTGACTGTTAACATTTCTCCTCCTGCTGTAGGAACTCCTGCTTCAGGAACTGTTCAGTTAACAGGTGGTGTAGTTACAGGAGTTACTATTACTAACGGTGGTGCAGGTTATACACCTTACGATACCATTACTTTTACCTTTTCAGCCACCACAGGTTCAGGAGCTACTGCCTCTGCTAACCTCAATGGTTTTCCTACAGGCTCTCTTGTTTCTGGTGCTTGTTATTTAGACACCTATACTGTTATTGCTAGTCCTGACGGTCAAATTTATACATCTAACCCTAATGACCCTACGACTTGGAATGCTTTAAACTACATTACTGCCGAAGCTGAACCAGACGCTTTAGTAGGCATTGGTAAACACTTAAACTACATTATTTCTTTTGGACAGTGGTCTATTGATTGGTTCTATGATGCAGGTACATATCCAGGTTCCCCTTTGGCAGTTGCTGCTCCTTACCATATTGAGCTTGGCTGTGCTAACGGAGATTCTATCGTTAGTTTTGAGAACATTATAGTCTGGGTAGGTACTTCTAGAGATGCAGGCCCTTCGGTCTATGCCATCTCAGGAACAGCCCCTACAAAGCTTTCTACACCCTTTATTGACCGTATTTTACAGAACAGTACTTTAGCTGATATTAGGGCTTATTCTTTACGTATTAATGGACATACATTTTATGTCTTGACATTAGCTGATTTAAATGTTACAATAGTATACGATGTAAATGAAAAGGTTTGGACTCAATGGACTATGTGGGCTATTGGAGACGTAGGTTCAGGTGTTCCAGGAATCTATGCTGAACAGTACTTCCGTCCTAGCTTCTTTACACAGATTAGCGATACTTATTATTTGTTAGATGACGATAATGGCACACTATACACGATGTCTGATCATGTGTACAATGATTCTGGTGCTCCTATTTATTATCGTACTGTAACAGATATTATTGATGGTGGTACTACTAAGCGTAAGTTCTTTGGTCGTTTAGAGATTGTAGGAGATAAAGTCCCTGCAGTTATGAACATTAGACATAGTGATGATGACTACAAAAACTGGTCTCCTTATCGTGCAGTAAACTTAAATAAGACTCGTCCACAAGTGTACCAAAGTGGTGCAGCACGTCGTAGAGCATGGGAGTTCCTGTGTACAGATAGTCAGCCTTTGCGTCTCTTAGCAGCCGAGGTTGACTTTGATATTGGTGAGTTGGAAGAAAGTGCTCCTACGGAGTTACAATATAGGACTTAATAATGATTACTTATCAGGTAGAGAAATATTCAGATGTAGTTCCTGAATTAGCAATTCTCTATCCTGAGCATTATGAAGAAGTAGAAGCACCTGTAGCAAACAATGAAACACTTGATCTTGACTGGGATCAATATAAGAATTTAGACAATGCTGGAATGATTCAGCTTGTCACATGTAGAAATGATGGAGAATTGATTGGTTACATTCTCTATATTATATCTAGACATCTACATGTAAAGACTTGTTTAACTGCTTACGAAGATATTTACTTCTTACGTAAACAGCATAGAAAAGGTAGGACAGGCATTAAACTGTTCCAATTCGCTGAACAGTCTCTTAAGAGCCTGCATGTTAATAAAATACTCTGTTCTACAAAAGTACATCAAGATAATAGCAAGTTATTTGAGTACTTAGGATACAGATTCGTTGAAAAGCTATTTAGCAAATATATTTAAGGAGTTCTCATGGGTGGCATAGTAAGTTCAATCTTTGGTGGTGGCGGTGGAGGCGGTGCATCAGCACCTGCAACTCCTCCTTTATCTACATACGATCCTTTTTCAGCAGTTGGGACAGGAACTTCCACAGGTAGTACAAGTGGTCGACAGTGGGCTGCTAATAATTTATATAGCATGATGACTGATCCTAGTTCTGTGTTGTCTCAGCCTGGTTATCAACAAACTTTAGCACAAGGCGTAAATACTCAACAAGCTGCTGGAGCTGCTTCAGGGACATTACAATCAGGTGCTCAATCGGCTGCTTTGCAAGGTTATGGTCAAAATATTTTTAATCAATACTATAATCAACTTTATAACCAATATGGTACGTTGTCAGGAGCTACTACTCAGACTCCTGGCTCTGCTACACAAGCTCAGTATAGCGGTCAAGTACAAGCTGCGACTTTACAAAATCAGATTCAACAACAGAATGCACAAACAGGTATCTTTACTACTGCTTTGTTAGGCGGTGCTTTATCTAAATCTGGTCTTTTTGGCGGTAGTAGTTCTCCTGCTGGATATGATATGTTTGGAGGCGGTGGTGATCTTACTACACAATTAAGTGGAAACGCTGACATGAGCATGATTGATTACGCTGCTGCGTTATAAGGATAAAATATGGCAGACTTCGCCTCATCAGCAGTAGCTGGTTACGAATTAGGAAGTAAAATTGGTACAGACATTGCTACAGGTAATATCCTGCGTGATGCCTATGCTGGTCAAGACGTATCTACTTTAACTCCTGAGCAAAATCAACAATCATTAGTTAAAGCTTCTATGCTTGCTAAGCAAAAAGGCTTAGACTCTGTAGCACATTCTTTTCAAAAACAAGCTAGTGAACTAAGCGAAGCAGCAGGTAAAGAACAATTAAGTAAACTTACTAATCAACTTAAAAGTCTTGATGTTGGTTCACGTATCGCTAAGAATGCACAGACTCCAGAAGACTTGTACGGTGCTTTAGATGCTGCTGGTTTAGATACCAACACTAAGATGATTCTTCGTGGTCAGCTTAAGCGTTTTCAAAAGCCTGATGGTACTTTTGATATGGCAGGTGCTCGTAAGATGGTTACTGACCTTGGTACTTCTGAAGCACAAGACTTAAATGCACAGCTTAAAATGATGGGTGCTGAAGAGCGTGTACGTCATAATCAAGTTATGGAAATGATTGGTTTAGATCGTGTACGTAACGCTGCAGGTAAACAAGGTGGCCTTAAGCCTGCTAAGGGCTTTGAAGTTAAAGGTACTGAGTCTGTGTTGAAATCTATGTTTGGTAAAGAGATGGTTGATTCCATGTCTGACGAAGACTGGACAGCAGCAGCTACTAAAGTAGAAGGCAGAGCACG